ACTCGAGGGGTCGCTTACAGCGGCGGAGACGGCCCTCCAAGCAGCATTGCTTGCTCCGAGGCCTATCAAGAAAAAGGCAACCGAGGCTCAGCTCCAAGCTGACGCCGAGCGCATCCAACGCTCACGCGACGAAAAAGCTGAACGAGTCCGACTTCTCGCGCTCGAACAGGCTGAACGTGCGGCTGATAAGCTTGAAAATTAGCTTAAAGCTGCCCAAGCTGAGTTTGATGCTCAGCTTAGGCGAGATGAGTCTCGAAAGAAAGCTCAAGATATCCTTGAACAGAGGATCGCCACCGCTAAGGTGAAGCTCGAGATTTCAGCTCGTGATTATTTTAAGCGCTTCGTCGCCCTCAAGAGGATCGGGAATGAAAAGTCCGGCATTGAGGCTGAGGTTCTTAAGGCAGGGTTTAGGTCCGAAGTAGAGCTTTTTATCGATTTGCTCGAAGGCGAGGGCGGCTTTAACACCAAAGAGAAGCTAGCTACTCAGCTCGACGGAGAAGGCTGGCTCGTTTCGCTCTTAGAGAACGAGACGATCAGCCCCATGCTTCTGGAAGTCATGGAGAAGGCTCCTGACTATATGACGAAACACGAGGAGCCAACTGTTAAACACATGGCTTTTCAGTCGCCGTCCCAGAAAACCGCGGGACCGCGGCTAGCGGCACTGAAGACCGAAGAGATCCAGGAGATTCCTACGGTAACTCAGGAGCTTGCGTCTCCGACTGCTCTGAAACAGGACCAACCTTGTCCTCTCAGGGAATGGGAGCAACCGGGAACAACCTACACGGCCCATTGGGGCCAGGCGAACCCCCAGGCTATTCTCGAGCATCAGCAGAGGATGATGGCGTACCAGAATTCCTATCTAGGTTACCCGTACGGCCAGGCATATATGGGGTTTGCACCCCAGGGACAACAATATCCCATGAATTCGCAAACGTCAGGTTTCGCGAACCCCAACCCGGGGAACACAATGGCGACGGAGCTTACTACGAGCTCGTCGCAACAGCCACTTCGAGGTTTTCTCGAAAAGGAAGGCAAAGAAGGGTTGAAGGCATTTGGCAGAGGTTCGCCTCCGAATGGCCAGAGATTGACTCAGGATACTATTGTCCGGAACTCTCGGGCGAGGCAACAAAACAGGCCCTCGCCCGGAGCCATGCCAAATGTGGCATTGGCCGAGGAACGAACTCTGAGCAAACCTTCAAAAACGCAGCTCGCTGCGTCGGTGAAACTGCTCGGGCTTCAGGACACCGCTGGCCTTTCCCCGGAGTTGCTCCATGCGATCTCCCAGGTCGACACGAAGAATTGGAAGGCTCTTTCTCAGGCTTTCGAGAGTTCTTCGAACAGCGGTACCCATTGCTTGTTGAACAAGTTAACCGCTCCGCCGGCCCAGGCTTCCCCTACTACCTCCTCCCAGGAGGTCAAACCAACGGAGGTATCTTCCTCCGCCATGGCGAGGCAATAAAGCAAGCCACTTTTGAGAGGCTTGTCAAGATCATGTCTACGACTGCTCAAGAGTTCTCTGAGTGTCAGGCTGATCCTCGTTTATGGTATGTGAAGGGATTGAGGGATCCCGATTATGTTTTCCCCAAGAACCAGGCGCAGAAGGTTAATAAGCCTCTCCCTCGGACTATTTGTAGTACCTCCCTGGTCGACCAGCTCTGCACGAGATGGTTTTACCAGGAATTCACCGACGCCGAAACTTATGTTTTTCCTGCCATGGATACTATGAAGGGTATGGGTTTCACTGACGAACATGCAACTTTCGTCGGTGACAGAGTTGACGGGAATAAAGCTTCGTTTAATAATGCTAGCGGAGCTTCTGTCAAGGGTCCTATAGCCAGTGACGTTTCTGGCTGGGACATGAATTTTGTTGGCGAAGGCACTCTCGCTACCTATTGGGTCATGCGGCAAACCTGTGTTAATTATGACAGTTTTGCCGCCCAGTTTGAGAATGCTTATCAGTGGTGGAGTATGTCTTTATGTTCTAATTTATATGTTACGGCTGATGGAGATGTTTACGCATTTCTGGACAATAAGGTTCAGAGAAGCGGTGGTTTTCTTACCACGACCTCCAATGGTAATTTTCGTTGCGCACTAGCCTATGCTGTTGGGTCTATCCCTATAGCTAACGGTGATGATTGCTTAGAAATATCCGAGCTCGACATTGGAGACGCGACTACTGTCGGGTCTCTTGTGTGGAAATACCAACAGCTTAATGTCCCTGTACGTGACGCCGTACAGTTTGGGGCAAACTATTTTGAGTTCTGTTCGCACGGATTCACTAGACAGCCTGGAGGAGGCTGGAAGGCTCATTTGTCCTCATACGAGAGGATGTTTTATGAGACCACCATTTCTCGAGACATAGTTTCTTCGGAGGTTAATTGGTCTAAAGAGATGGAAAACCATCCAGATCGCGATTTAGTCGAGAGGTTTGAAGCGTACTTAGAGTTTCGCGC